TCAAGGCAGTTGGCGAGAATGACTTCCAGCCACGTATCGGGTTCAAGACTCGTTATGGCATGGTCGCAAACCCATTCGTAACTGACAACCCAACTAGCGATATCGACACTACTAAGGGTCTAAACCAGTACTACCGTATCTTCCGTGTAGACAATATCTTAGATCAACCTGGTGCATAATAAAATCTAATAAAAAGAACTAGTCTACTAGTCATTTTGGGGAGTCTTCGGACTCCCTTTTTTTATGCGTATAAATAAAGTCACTAAGAGGATATATTATGGACTTAACACCTAACAAAAACTTTTTACAACCTACGGGGTTCTGTGTTATCATAGAACGTGCGTTTGGCAATCTAAAGTTTTTTGCGCATACAGTATCACATCCTGGCGCAACAGGAACTGCAGCAGAGATGGCAGTGCCTCGTGTTCAAAGATTGCCTTTGCCACCAGACACTATCAACTATGGCGAACTAACTATTAGTCTCATTCTAGATGAAGACCTTGAGTGTTATAAGGAAGTTTTAAATTGGCTGGAAGGTATTACTTACGGCACAAAAGAAACTGCACATCATGACATTCAAGTAATCATTCTCACAAGTCACAACAATTCTAATGTGACTATCAAATACAAAAACTGTATTCCTACGCAAGTAGGTAATATCGAACTAACGTCTATTGCAGGCGATGTCACATATCTTAACTTTGACGCTACATTCAGATTTACTGAATACGAACTAATCTAAGGATCATATTATGGCACAATATAGTACAAGCAGAGAAAGACACTTAAAGAAACGTTACGACATTCACGAAGTCGTAATGATTGCTGATAAAGACGGTAACATTCTAAACACATCTGGCCCGGCAAGTAACATCCCAATCGCGGCCGGTGATGTGTCTGGTTACGCACACATTAACAAATTTGGTGCGACTAACGGGGATGTGACCGAAGGGACTGTTTGGGACGGTAATGACGACGATGTCGCATACCCATACCCAGACGCTGGTTTAGTTTCAGTTTCATCCGCAACCGAAGTCGGAGAAGACGTAATAGTAGACGGTCTAGATGCAGACTACAATCTACAGAGTGAGACGATTGCGATTGGCGCTACGGGTACACTCATATTCTCTCGTGTGTTCCGTGTTAAAATGTCTACCATCACAAACCAAAGCGACATCACCATCAATCAAGGTGGAGATCTTGCTGCGAAAATTCTCGCTGGTCTAGGTCAGACTTTGATGGCAACATACACAGTACCTGCCGGTAAGACTGGTTACATATTAGGCATTCATTTGGGTTCAGATAAAGCATCGACCAACTCACGTATGACCTATCGTTTGTTTTGTCGTGAAATTTTAAATGGTGGCGTATTCCGAATCAAAGCAAATCTAAACGCTGCAGGTGGACAAAGTCTAGATATCTCGTATCCAGTTCCGTTAATTGTCCCAGAAAAACATGACATTAAGATTGATGTTGTGGCAGGGCAACATACGCAGGTATCGGCAACATTTGATATTATTCTGGTAGACAACGTATAACATGAGTCTTACTAGTTATGAGATTAGGAATCGAAAGATTCTTGATCTACTCGAAGAATTCAGATATACATATCGCGAACTTTACCAACCAGAAGAGACAAATCGACTTCTTGGTGATGAAGAGAATGTAGGTATGGCAGACTACTATACAGGCGATGAAGAATTAGATCGCATAGTATCAATGGGTGAAGATCATGAGGGTTTTCCTAGAGGCGCATCATGTTACGCCATTAAACCCGAACATTATCAGTCAACCTATCCCGAAGAATATGCAAAGACTTGGTCTCATTTAGACAACAAAATGAAGACGGAACTTGGTCTACAAATAAGTGTTTTGTCTTCACTTTACCCTCCAAATGGATATATTGGTTGGCATAATAATGCAAATGCGGCAGCGCACAATCTAATCTTTAGTTGGTCCGAGAAAGGTGACGGGTGGTTTAAGTATGTTGATCCAAAAACAAATAAAATTGTCACCGTTGAAGACAAACAAGGATGGCAACTAAAGGCAGGATACTTCGGTACATATGGTTCTGGTGATGTTGTATATCACGCTGCACGAACTAACTGTTATCGTATGACACTGAGTTACGTCTTAGGACATAACGAAGATTATTGGCAAGATTGTATTGACTATATCACTGAAAAATGATATAATGTACGATTGATAATCGGACCGTAGGACTACATAATGACATTTAATTTAGAAGGCATTCACAAAGAATGGCGGGAAGACTCTGCTATTCCTGTACACCAACTCGATGAAACTTCACGACAAACTCCGCTACTACACTCTAAGTATCGTGAGTATTTAGACGTAACGAAACAGTCGTTGCGCCGAGCGGAGAACTCACAAAAGATTTTACTCAAACAGAAATGGTTATACTACAACGGTAAAATGGATCAGAAAGAGATTATGGAGAAGGGATGGGAACCTGATCCGTTCAACGGTCTCAAGATTCTCAAAGGTGAGATGGACTACTACTATGAGTCAGATCCAGAAATTCAGAAATCTGAAGACAGAATAGTCGCACTTAAGACTCAGATAAATACCCTTGAAGACATATTAAATGTGCTCCGTTGGAGACATTCAACCATAAAGAACATGATTGATTACAGAAAGTTTGAGTCCGGTGGATAATAAGATACGCATACGCATGAAGGATCACTCCCACTTTATGGTGGAAGCACATCCTGCCCAAGAGAATGAACTGAGAGAATACTTCTCGTTTTTCGTTCCTGGGTATAAATTCATGCCTGCATACAAAAGAAAAGTATGGGACGGTAAAGTAAAACTTTACAACACCGTAAGTAAGCAAATGAATGTAGGTCTCTATACACACCTACGTCGTTTCTGTGCAGACAGATTTTATCAGTTAGAAATTCTAGAACATGAAGTGTATGGTATTCCTTCATTCAAAGATGACATTGACCATCTTGCTTTGGTCGAGTTTCTCTCTCTACTTGATGCTCCTTATAAGCCACGAGACTATCAGTACAAAGCAATTGCTCATGGGGTGGAGAATCTCAGATGTATACTTCTTAGTCCTACTGGTAGCGGCAAGTCATTTATTATCTATAATCTACTCAGGTACTGCTACGAAGTAACTGAAGGCAAAATACTTATTATTGTACCGACCACTTCTCTAGTCGAACAGATGTATAAAGACTTTGAAGACTATGGTTATAATGTTGATGAGTTCTGTCATCGCATCTACTCGGGCAAAGAAAAAGTCACAGACAAGCGTGTCATTATCTCTACATGGCAATCTATTTACAAATTCGGTAAAGAATGGTTTGAACAGTTTGATACCGTGTTTGGTGATGAAGTGCATCTGTTCAAGGCAAAGTCTCTCACTACCATGATGGACAAGTGTGTCAACGCCAAGTATCGATTTGGTCTGACTGGTACTCTCGATGGTACCGAAACAAACAAGCTTGTCTTAGAAGGACTGTTTGGTCCAACGCTCACTGTTACTCGAACAGTAGAACTGCAGAAATCAAAAGAACTTGCTGATTTAGATATCTCTGTATTATTGCTCAGATATCATAGTGATATATGTAATATGATGAAAGACAAAAAATATCAAGACGAACTTGATTTTATTGTCACCTATGAACCTCGTAATAAATTTATCAGTAAACTTGCTTTAGATCAAACGGGTAATACTCTAGTTATGTTTCAGTTTGTAGAGAAACATGGTAAGGTGTTACATGAGATGATCAAGGGTATGTCAGGCGAAAATAGAAAAGTTTTCTATGTGTCTGGTGAAGTAGATGCTCACGATCGAGAACAAATACGAGGTATAGTAGAAAAAGAAAATGATGCAATTATTGTTGCCTCTCTTGGCACTTTTAGCACTGGTATCAACATCCGCAATTTGCATAATATTGTATTTGCGACTCCATCCAAATCTCAAGTCAAAGTTCTCCAATCGGTTGGTCGTGGTCTTCGTCAGTCTGATGATGGTCGGACTACTCGACTTTTTGATATTGCTGATGATCTTCACGTCAACTCTTATAAGAACTTTACACTGAAACATAGTGGCGAAAGGATTAAGATATATACTAAAGAAGGGTTTAAATATAAGATTTATCCCATAAACTTAAAACCAATAAGGGTAGAGAATGACGAATCTGAGTTCTTCAATTAAGCATTTAAAGTTAATAACAGGCGAAGAATTGATTTGTAACCTTTTAGAAGAATCTGCAGATCACTTAGTCGTAAATAATGCATTGAGTTTAATGGAAAAAACTCTTGACGATGGCACTAAGTTTTATGCGTTTAAAACATATATGGTCTACCAAGACACACCACAAAATGTGATTATGGTTTTTACTGATAAAATTGTTTCTCTTGCTTTGCCAACTAAAGACATGATCAATCAGTACGGTAGTGCAATTAGAGAAATGGAAACGTTTACGAACAAATCTGAGTTAGAGGAAAGTATACAAGAAGAACTTTCATTAGAAGAATATCTTCATGATATGGAGAACGAGGAGTTTGATTCTGATACATCTGGTATGTCTGTTCACTAGGTATACTATTCTCCCCTTTTGTTAAAAGAGATTATACACTATAAAATGAGATCTGTCAAGAGCAAGTGATAAATTAATGGTAATTGGATTTACATGTTCGTCATTCGACCTTCTTCATGCGGGTCATGTCGCTATGTTACGAGATGCGAAAGCACATTGTGACTATCTCATATGTGGATTGCAAGTAGACCCCTCATTAGACCGATCTTTTAAAAATCCCCCAGTACAATCAATTGTCGAACGATACACTCAGTTGAATGCTGTGGGTTATGTTGATGAAATCAT